GATGAATCCATCCAACGCCGACTTCAGTACTTACTGTAAATTTGCGATTCTGTTTATAACCGAAAAATACGTTTGTCCAGTTTGTCACTCCATTTAAGCCAACATACGTAGCCTCAACAAAGTTCTTCTGGGTCAAATGCGGGTCATTTGCGAAATCGCTATTAAACCATGCCTTACCTTCAATATTGGCACCGAAAATAGGATTGAACCACTTACCTACTTTTAAACCAACTGTAGGATTTAAGTTTTTAAAAGGAGCTTTAAACTCAAATGGAGTGGTTGCCCCAATATTCAGATTAAGATAAGTGTTGTCAAAAAACTTTGGTGTTTCAATTGCGGTCTGTGCCATTGCATTTACCGAAATAAATGCAAATAAAATTAAAATGAATTTCTTCATAAATTTAATTAAAAAATTTTAAATATCAAAATTTAAATTACTGAAGACCTGATACTCGTGTGCATTATCCATATCAATTTCGTCTCCGTCTTTAATCTGTAGTCTTTTAAGATCTAGCAGATCCTGCAACCCAAGAAAAAGCTGTTTCTGTATATTCCTTGGGTAAATCCTAAAGAGATCCTCAATTCTCTGAAATTCCTTTACATCTTTCATATATTCGGCATTATACAAAATAGCATTGAATATCAGCATCCATAAAACAATTCTATTAAAATTGAAAGTAGGATGAAGGAACCTGAACTCAACTGTCTTGTTTTTGTCGTAACACAAAAGATTTACGAAATTACAGAGATAATATCTTGATGGTATTCTCCATTTGGCCTCATGGAATCTATCATTTGGATGCGGCTGGAAAAAGTCTCCTAAAAAGTCGTTTCCAGCAATACTTTTGAAAAACTGATTAAAACTACGATATAAAGGAAGTTTTTTGCAATAATCTTTCTCGTTATCTTTGAAATACTTAGTATTAAACGCATATTCACTTATATATGGCTGGATAAGAAACTGGAATTTATAAATAAATTTATATAATTTCCATATTTTCTTTGAATCAAGAGGAAATCCTCCTAAATGCATATGTAGTGAACAGCTTTTATTATAACCGGTATATTTTCTAAGATAAGAAAGTGCTAATTTTAGCTGATTAATGCCCTCACATCCTTTTAGAATAGTAGTCGAATACTCGAGGCCTGGTATTGAACCATCCCGAAGCGGAATAAGACCAGCTTCAAAACATTTATCTTCAGGTATATAACCTCCTTTAGTCTCAAATTCCAATCCAAAGGTATAATTTAGATATTTTCCAATATTTTCAAAAGTATCTATTATTTGCCTACCATTAAATAATTCAAAACTTTCAATAGCCTCATAGTGTCTTTCAAAATTATATGGAAATCCACCTATTCCATGTCCATATTTAATACGGTTCAAGAAATATTTATCTTTTGAAAAACAGATTCCATAACATCCTAAAGCATTACTATAGAATATCATTTTATGATACAGAGGAGTATATACGATAATTCTGGTAGTATCACCATTATCCTTTATTAACCTTGTTGAAGTTGTTTCCCCATTTCGTACATAGCCGCTTATAATCTGATCTCGCTCATTATTGCCAGTTACAACTAAACAGCTATCTTCCATAGGAATAAGTTCTCCGGTATACTCATGTATTACTTTCATTCTTTATTGCCTTTAGAATTTCCTTAAATTTTATTCCTTTATCAACAATCTCATATGGGCAAAGGTTTCTATCATATGAATTAATATTGGACATAACTCCATTATTAATTTGCCTAATAACTGTACTGGTTATTTGCTGATATTTTCCAGTATATACCTCTGCTGTATTCCAGTTAGTTGCCTTTTTCCATAATTTTGCCTCATCATCATAATATATCCTATCAAAAGAAAGATATGCAATAAGATTTATAAATTTCTTTACAAACTCTTCTGGTGTTATCTTTAATGATGCGGTAAGTGTAGTAAGGAATGTAAATGCTTTCTGGTTTGTCAAAAGATAACCTTTGTAGAAATACACTTCTATATTCCCATTAATTTTCTTATCCTCGACTCTTCCAAAATTACTTATAAATTTCTTTCCGAAAATTGGTTTTCCTTCTATACAATAAGTATTAGAAATGGAATTACAGGTAATATAGCTAGTAAAAAACGAACTGGAATAGGAGCCCACTCCATAATTTGTATAATAATTACCCTGTGCTGCAACATATTGCTTTTTCTGAAACACGTTGCTGCGGTCTACTTTCCTTACAGAACGTAAACAATCCTCATCAAATTCGCATAAAGTATTATATGGCAATACATAGGCTACCTCGTCTTTTACAAAAGTCTCGAGAATCTGGTAAATTGACGAGAAATAAAGTGTTTTCTCTTTCTTGTCAATAAGAAAATATAATGGTCTCTCTTCTTTATCTTCTTTTGAATAAGAATAGTCTTTTGATTTCCCATGATAAAACAATACCTGTGGCTTTTCCTTTCGATAGTCAACGATTGCAAAGGCTGCACCTCCATCGTATTCGTCAAGAGCATCATACCCCTTATAATAGAATATCTGGGCCATAACCTGTGAATCGGTCATACCTTTTATGTCTACGTCCGGAATATATTTCTTTGCCAATTCCTCATAATTATATATTGTACCATTATGGAGAAGGACAAATTCTACCTTTCCTTCCGGTGCAATTATTACTGGTTGTGCCGTACTATGGTCTATAACGCCTACCGATGCTTTTCTGCAATGGACAAGTGCAATCTGCGAAGTATCTGTATTATTCAGGATTTCCATATCCTTAAATGCATCTGAAAAATACTTCTTTTCTTTTATACCATAATAATATTTTCCGTCAATAAACACACCACAGGAATCTCCTCCTCTGGCATCATTTATAACTCCTAAAGCGCAAAATGCCGTATAATTAAACGGCCTGGGACTAGCGCTAATTATCCCTCCAATTCCACACAAAATATTTTCCTCCTTTTATTTAAACTTCAAATGTTGTATTAAATTTTAGAATCCTAGAATTTCTTGGATTTTCCTGTATTGGTTTAAATCCTGCCCAAAATTCTTTTGCTAAATCAACATCACTATTATTTATTATATATTGGATTTTATCAGAATCATAATCATCTGGAGATATTGCTGTATAAAGTGCGCAAACAAGTAAGTCCCACACCAGACTAAGGATATTGTCATCAGACATCATATATGAACTTAGGGATCTATACTCCACACCGTATTTGCATAGCCTGAAGGCTCCTGCTTTTCCATATAATTTCCTTCGCTTCTTATCTGGATCAAGTATAACGCTTGGTATTCCGAGATAGATATCCAATAATTTTACAATATTTAAAGATATATCAGTCGTTGGAAAATCATATCCAACATGCAGATGGAGACCCGCCGACCTGAGGTTCTGATCTTTTGCAGAAGGCTTCTTATTTGCTTTTTTAGTATATGCATTGTAATCAACTGAACAACCAAACATCTGCGATTCGGGAGTTGTCAACTGATCGTCATCAACAATTCTGGAGGCAATACACTGTATACCATAATTTGGATTTTTCTGTTTTATAAAATTATCAATATAATTTTTCATATAATTGATATTATTTATAAAAGAAGTGCGATTATCAGTTGGCGGAATATTAAACTCACCAAGTATATTATCAATTTCCATTCCAAATCCATTAGGCATATCATCTGCCTTATATGGATTTCCTTTTTCTCCTGGAATTAATCCTATTGATGATATTACTTTATCATTCTGACTATGATCTACAATAAAAAGTTCTGGATCTGCTCCTATCGTTATATTATGTATCATTTCTGTAAAAATTCATTCAATAATTTATCGAGATATTTTGCTGTTTGTGACCCTTCCATCATTTCCGGATGTCCTTGGATTGCCAGACATTTTGGCTTTCCAGGAACGTGATATTCAACAATTTCAGGCTCTTTTGCATGAACAAGTCTAGTTTGTATACCGTCACCATAATAATGATTTGATCTACTTGGTATAGCCCAGAAAAGAATATCATAATATTCATCCGGAAGTCCAAAAGGATATTGCATCTGATGATGAGTACTAGTTATCTGCAATACTAGTTCATCATTTGTTATTGCATGCGTATTATAAATAGCGTGATTTGAACAATCCTGTACTAAATTACCGCCATTTAAAGCGCACAAAAGCTGAGACCCACGGCATACGCCTATTACATGCTGATCTGGCCTTAAATTGTCAAATATGTTTTTTTCAGCAATATCTCTTTTAATATTTGTATAACAGTGTCCAACTTCCCTTTTATTATAAATCTTAGGATCTACATCCTCACCTCCTGTAAAAAATACAAGATCCGCTTTTTCAGGTGTATCTACAAATTCTTTATTGGAAATCCAGTTTGCATATTCATGATTCCCTCCTACTACATATATCTTCATTACTTTGTTAAATTTAATTGATCATCATATATTTTTACTCTATCATCGAAATGGTTTCTAAAATCATTGAAATCAATATATTCATTAAGGTTAAATAACTCTACTTGGTGTCCACTTCTTTTATATATATCATTCAATGCTGTTTTTCTTAACAGACGTTCTTTAAATTTGATTCTCGATAGTGGCTCTACAATATAACCTTTGTATCCACAACAAGTTACTGGAATCTGATGAATAAAATCATCACTATAATGCGATAACGTATAATTTATAAGGTTCATATAATTTGAATTTTTTATAAACTTACATATCTTTCTCAATAATAATGCATCATAAACAGCAAGTGTGAATGGATATTCATATAAATATCTAATCCATGTCAAGAATAATTTATGTACGATTCCGGTGGCATTTAATTTTATTTTTAGCATCCACATCTCTCTATTATTTTTATCAATATACGTAGAAAGCGAATAGCTAAATGGAGCAATAAATCTTAAATATGTAATATGAAATAATATATCCTCTTTTTTAAATGGACAGAAATTATTCTTACTTTCATTTAATATTGAACGATCATTCTTAAACATATATATTGTATATATGTTTTCATATTTTTCAGCTGCTGCTAATTTGCGAAAAATATATCCAAAACAGGCATCTCCATCACTATTCTTCCTTTTTAGTGTATCACCGGCAGATGAATATATAGTACAATAATTTAAAAAATCATACATCTTCAATTCTATTTAATTAAAAAAAAATCAGTAGGGAATAATCCCTACTGAAATTATAATTTAGTCCTTTACTTCCTCGGCCTCTTCAACTTCAGCCTCTTCAACGTTGGTTGTATTACCAAAAAGATTTTCGAATGGATTCTGACCGCCCATCATAGACATCATAAGAAGCGACTTGGTATTAAGTTCGCCATCACCCATTGCAAGGGCCATAAGCATAGGATTTGTACCAAGGGCACCATTCTGCTGATTCATCATCATAAGCGGAAGGAGTTTATCTGAAGTATTTCCGTCCTTTGCAAGCATCATAAACATCAAAGGATTAACCTGAGAGTTTACAGAACCAGTAAGAGTAATGACAACGCGAACAAAATTCTGATTAAGAATTACATCCTTAATAGTATGCACTGTCTTACCAGAACCTGTATATGAGATAGTAGTGAGCTTACTACCATTACGGCCTACAACCTTTACATACGAGTTCTTTACCTGAATAATATCGCCAATAGAAACCTGGTCAACGGGCTTACTTACTACATAAGCTGGCATATCGGTAAGAACAAGTTCTTCAGGGTAAGAAACAAGCTCATTATTACCGTTGATAGTTACATATCCCTCATTGGTTGCCACACAGATATCACCGTTCATTGATACAGCTACATTCTCTGCCTCGGTAGGCATAAACATAGACTTAACCTTATCAGCGATAGACATCTTTGTAATAGGCGCAGCCTTCTTTTCGGCAACATCAGTGTTGTCCCACTCATGACGAGGAGTTACTTTAGTTACACCAAGAATCTTTGATTCCTTTACATCGTGCGTTGCCATAAAATCTGAAAGACGAGGATCGTCATAATCCTTGAATGTGTCAATCACATAAATCACATTGCCCTTCTTTGTAGTGATCTTATCACCTGAAGCAACATTATTAAGCTTTGCCAAATGATCAACAGGAGAGATACGGAATTTATCTGTACCTGTTATAAGGCTCATAACCTCATTCATGTTGTTCGCTACGTTAACACTCACTGCGTAAGCAATAATTTTGTTTACCATTTTTAAAAATTTTTAAAAGATTAATAATTAATTATACTTTTAGACTATCTAAAAGTGCAGCGTTCCAGGAATCGAACTTCTGGATTACCCCACCAGGGAACGCTTAGAATATATTAAAAATCATGAAAAATCCAAAACGATTAATAATATATTCATACCATCCAACTTTAAGGCAATTGGAATACCCATAATTTTTCTGTTAAAAAATATGAAAAATCACCGATTCTTTAGCTTATCGGAGCTGGAAATTTTCTTATTTCCGAATAAAAAAGATGACTTGAAAACTCATCGGAAACAGTTTTACTTTCTTATTATTCTGGCCAGATTGTCTACGTCCTTATTAATTTTGGCCGCAGACCTCATAGCGTCACCAATAGTATTATATTCTGTTGCTTTTGTATGATCCTGGCTAAATATTATTTCTCCATTATTATTATTGAGAAATAACTTAAAATTAATATGAACGATATACATAATCAGAATGTTTTAATATAATTTTCCTGATGTTCGATATATTGCTTCATACGGTCGGACAATTCAAAGATCTCGTCATTTTCATCTAATCGCTTTGGAATATAATAATGGTCAAGCCATCCTTTAAACTGTGCAAATGCTACTTTCTCAGCTCTTGACCTTGCGAGTCTTTGTCCTGTTTTCAAATCAAACTCCTCGTCTGGCGCGCAGGTTGCAATTTCTGTTACTTCATTTTTATAATTGGTAAATTTATTGTATACCTTAATATGGCAATATACTGCATTGCCTTTCTGTGTAAAATAATAATTCTTACAACTTAATTTTAATCTTTCCATATTATTTTTGTTATTTTTAGTTTTAAAATAATAAAAATGGGATTCTGGATTGTAAATTAATTGTTGATATTTATTATTCCAGAATCCCATAAATTAGTGTACCGAGTCTACTACAGTAGTATCTACAGAATCTACTGTAAAGGTATCGGCAGTACCTTGATTTGATGTCTTATTACCGCAAGACATCATTGTTACCGCGGTCATAAAAAGACCTAAAATCAGAAGTTTCTTCATTTGATTTCTTTTCTTTTAGTTAATAATATTACTTATCTACATAGGTTTATAAACCATAAACCCATTCTCTTTTAAAAGCCTTATTGCCTCGTTTGTCAAGATTAAAGTTATTTACCTTATCTAATTTGAGATGATAATCGTCATATGCTTTTTGTAATGTCGCATAGTGTGTTGGGTTGACATTGAATTTATATCTTCCCCATCTTACTTTTTCAATGACATTCGTAGTATCCAAAAGAATTTTAAAAAACTTATAGTCTATTGGAAGGCCGTGATCATTTAGAAATCGTATTGCATCTGTTGCGTTCAATACGTGTATTGGCTTATCCTCATTGAATTTCTGGATAATATCAATGCATTTGACTCTCTCTCTCATAATCTTGATACTGGATTAAGGATATTTTCAATTTTTACCTGAACTTCTTCAAGTCTAAGATCTCTTCCTCTTGTGGCATTAAGAAGTTTTGATCTCATCTCATCTGAATCGATAAAATAATCGCAAATACCAAAATTCTTGTCTAACTGTACCGAGACATTGTCTTTTAATTTAATTACTGTTGACATAACATTATACCCTTGCGGCAAAGGGAAATATAACCGCAGATTTTTCCAGTCATATTGACTGGCAGCTCACCGTATTTTTCAGGAAAGTTACTATTATTCGCCTTATAAATACGTAAAACCATATTGGTCCCGGAAAAGGAATCGAACCTTTTTACAACCATTCCGGGAAACGTAATTATTTGCCTTTCTTATTTAATAAATCAAAAAACTTTTCCGTATCTTCGTTTTTAATATACATTGTATTATCATTTTCGAAAACAGGAAGTATTATTATTTCTTTTTTTTTAATTTATTCTTCATATGTTACTCCGAATGGTGTTCCATCAACAAATGTATATTTCTCAAATGCCTCTTCAAAGGTTATCTTCTGATTATAAACCTCTATATCCCAGGATTCGTCAGACTGATCAGTATTAAACTGAATAATATTATATTCAGTATTCTTATAATCTGGCTGTAATAACGATCCTGGATAGGAATGATATGTCAGTCCCAACGCACATTCAAAATTTGATACAAATGGGCGATATTTTGGCTTTATACGGAAGAATTTCGCAGTATGAATTGACAATTGCGAGAGATCATCAGTATCAGTCCATTTATCATCTTCTTTATAATAGTTAACCTGTATCGTTTTTCCTTCTTTATATGCTTGAAGGATATCAATCATTCTGTCTACATCCATATTAACAATATATTATATTATAATTATCTTTTATACCAAATGGTTCACCATCAAGAAATTTGTATTTCTTAAACGCATCTTCAAAGTTAGATACACCATTACTAGTCTGTATATACGTATTAGTAATTTTTAATATACTATATATCTTTTCATCGTCTATACTTTCGAGGGACGCAAAATGGCAATGCTCAGCAATCTCGTTTACACATTCTCTTTTTGATTTAAATGGTCTGTACAAGCTATCGTCAATCTTATAATTCATTACATTATTAAGATTAATTTCTGATATACGTACTAGTTTATTACCATCCTTATTTACAATATTATGACCATTTAAGAAATTTTGTAAAAGATCGCAAAGTCTTGATATCCTTTCTTTCAATTCCCATTTTTCAAATCTTACACTACCACATTGACAGCCGTCTTTAAAATGATATGGAAAAATTTCATATGGTGATACCTGAACATCGTCTATTGTTACTTTAAATTGGTTAATATCCAATTTGTGTTCGTTATTTTCAATATCAAAAACTATTGTATTGTCTTTATGCTTAATACATTCGTTAGAAATCTCTTTTATGCTCTCAAAAGGCATCCTTAATTCTAATTTTTTCATTTGTCTTTATTTATTAAATTATTTATATAATTTGGAATAAACTCCATAAAACGCATAAATGCATTATCCTTGCCATCAAGTACTCCGATTTTCTTTCCTGTAAACAGCCATATTATAACTGTTATTGGAATCTCAATAGCCAAATCCAGTGCAAAAAGTATATGCACAATTAATTGTAATAATAAATTAAAAATCATAATAGTAAATTTTAAATAAGTGCTACGTATCGGATTCGAACCGATATAAAATATGCTTTACCATTTAAGCTAACGTAGCTGTATATCTATTCTCGCGAACCAATATACTTTAAACGTATAACATCTAATTTCAAAACAAAAAAACCTAATCAATCCTAATATAGTCAGTTTCATTATCAAAACTGATCTCATCAACAACGTCATTTATTGCATTTATAACCTTTTTATCTCCATGAAGATAAACTTGGTTTCTCAATTCTTTTATTAATTTATTGGCTTTCATATTATTTATTTATTAAAATAGGAAGGGATAACCGCAAAATACGGTTATTCCCTTTCCCTGTTAAAAAATTGATGAAAGAATTAAAAATATTTTGCCAGTCTCCTAGAATCGGCTTTTTTCTCTACCTCATCAGAAAACTGTCTAACAGTCCATAATGGTGATATATCAATACCACTAATATCCAGTGAAGTCTCTACAATAACCTTAACACCTCTAAAATGATAATAAATATCTGAAAACTCGGTCATAAGATCCTTATTCATCTGTTTAAACGTAATAAGATCTTCCTTATTTGTTAAACTAATTATCAGTACATCACAGACTTCGGTCATTGTAATAAGGACAGCCGGTCTCCATAATCCAGTATGGATATATATATTCGGTTTAAATCCATATAATTCCGGTAAAAGCTCATTTATATTTGTAAGCATATTATAAACCCTACCGTATTTTGAAAGCGGTTCACCGCCTACAATATGGATCTCCTCATAAATCAAGTCAGTTACTACAGGAATACTCTCCAGACGTTCATCCTTCGAGTATTCCCTATTTTCGTAGTTCTTATCAGTCACATAAAGGTTGAGTATTTTCTTCATCTTTATAATATTTAGAAAATGATTCAAACTTTACTTTCCCATTCTCGAAGACACATCTTGCTACAAGTTGTGTACTTCCTTTCCATACATTATTAAACATAATTATTCCAATATTTAATTAATTATTAATTTCTATATAAAGCATCCTCACTACAATATGATGCGACGTACTGAACCCTTTCTTTCGTAAGTATGTAGGAGATTTAGAGATCTCGTCAGTATTCCAATGTTAAATTAATAACTTGGCTATTTCTTATTGTCTTCTAATATTATAAGAATAAAGAACCCCCACAGTGGCCATAAAGCCCAAAACAAATCAGACATAATATTTAAATTTAATATTTTAAAAAAAAAGGTATGACTCTAAAAACATTACAAAAAACTTACCATACTTTGTGAGAATCGTTCATCACAGTTTTATTTTTAAACTAGGGTTTAATTGTTTCATGGCTGAACTCCCGAAAAACTACCTGGCGGAAAACCTATTCCCGTCGCTCGTACCTCCAATGGGACTCGAACCCATACGGCCATTACTGGCCAGCAGATTTTAAGTCTACCTTGGCTACCAATTACAACATGGAGGCTAACTATTTAATCTATTATATTACCATTATTATCAATACGGTGGTTTGTTATATATATTACTAAATATTTCTTAGTACAATTAACATCATATTGATAATAATATCCCATAATAAGCATGTTACTCGGTGTTATATCAACTGTGTTAAATGGTACATTATCCGAGACTATTATAACTCTTCTGCCTACATAAAGGTCATTTGAATAAAATGGCTCATTATTTGTATGAAAAGTCCATTCTCCTCCAAAAGTAGCATATGCTACATATCCTTCCTTCAAATTCCTGACTTTATATGCATCTCTAAAAAAAGTAATACAATATGGATAATTCTGTATTTTAACCGGATGGTCAAACGCCTTAAAATTTCCTGCTTTTATAGACAATCCTATAAAAAGAAATAAAATTATTAATAACTTTCTCATAATTATTTTTTCTTATTATTATTTTTTCTTCTTTTAAATTATCTGTGGAACTAGGTGGATTCGAACCACCATAGATTATAAAAGAACTGCAATTCCTTTTACAACTTAGATTTATTATCTGGGTTATTCCTTTCCAATATTTTGTAAAATACATTGTCTTTCTTAATCACCAAACAAAAATGTTTCTGTTGAGAATCTTCTTCTTTTAATAATCTATTTCCTACTAGTCCCTAATATCATCCTCTAAAAAACTAGAAAAACTAGGATGATGAAGTTTTTTATTAACCATTTTTTTGATTAGAAGATTGTATTCTTATGAATAATAGATCTCTGGTATCTCTTCCATAATTACACTATTTGTTTTAAAATGTTAATATACTCTTTATCCCCACTATAATTGATCTTTTTTAAAAAGGCATAATAATCACCACCAGAATATCGGTCTGAAATGCATCTCTTGTAATCCTTGACACACTCAGTCCAATGGGAATACTTTCTATACTTATTTCCTTTCTTTAATCCGAAGATATTCTGATTGGTTCTTACCAAATCACTCTTGAAATGCGCAGATTCCAATTTGGCCTGGGCTAACACAATATCCTTATGGGGAATATTGTTCCTTACTAACTCTTCCTTTAAAGTCTTCTCATTTAGAGCAATCAGCTTCTTGGTCACCTCTTTTATAGAATCCTTCTGCAGAATTATCTTAATATCCTGTTTAGGAGATGGCTTTGGGGTAAGACTAAATCCTACCCCAAAACCTATACAAATTCCAAGTAAAAGGTAACAAAGACGATTTGTTATCTTCTCTTCATTCATATATCATTCTCCTCGTATTCTTGAATTACAGAGACTGCATCGAGATAGTCCCTATAATTATTATTATTACTTGGATTACTTTCTTCTAAAACTGCCTCAGCAGCTTTATAGTAATCCTTGTAATCATTTAACTCAGTCCTCGTCTCTTTTAAAGACGATACAACTTTAGATAATCTGCTATTTGTTTCATAATACCCCGTAACTGCCAGGATACTGAATATTGCCAATGCGGCAATAATAATATTCTTAATCATAATTCAAACTTAAAGTTATTAACTGTCTCAATGAGCTGATTGATTTGCTCATACGAAACCAATTTACCTTCTGCCTCACAAAATGTATCAAATAGCATCTTGTGACGCAGTTTATCTGCTGGATCGGATGGATCCAAATTGATATTGATGGATCCTCCATCACCCAATTCAAAATGGGCAATAGAGTGATCATCAATACATTTCAATATAATATTAAATATCATATTCTTTTATTAATATTTTAGCTCCAATAATAGAACTGATTAAAAACATGGCACCAATAATAAATTGATGCCAAATAAAAAAGCTGGCAATAGATAGGGTTATTGTGCAAAATAACACAATAACCCAAAGAAATATCTCGAAGTGTTCCATATTTACTCCTTTCCAAGAAGAAGCATCTTCTCAGTTGCGTACATAAAACCTCTCTGATATCTCTCGTTCGACAGAAACATCTGCCGAACTATCTGCTGCCAAACTAAGGCACTCCAACTATCCATTGGAGCACCCAGAGCCTCCTCCAGTATCTTATACAGATGCCTGGAGAAATGACCTCCGTCCCAGAAGACAGTATCATACTGCTTCTTTGCTTTGTGGAGATTAGCCTTCAGCGAATACCCACAATGCTGCAACCTCTTTTTAAGTAGGTCGCGGAAATACGGCTCGTCATTTAACTGACGATCATACTTATACTCGCCCTCTGGGAGAGCCTTTATATCATCCTCTAACTCCTTAGAGGATGATATAGGAAGGTACTCGTCTACCTTGTCCTGCAACCACTTCGGACATTTGCAGGACTCGGTAAAATCCTCATTATCATAAGTTCTCCCATTCTCATAGAAGAACTCATAAAGGCTTACCGAGTCGCCATCCAACTCGGCATCATCGTAATCTATTACATAGCTCTCTACAGAGCTATATAAATATGTAAGACGACCACACTCACGCATGGTCTTTACCGTGTCCTCTGAGAGAACCTGATTATTTAATACAAATAAATGTTTCATGTTCTGTTCTGTTTTTTTAGTTGATAAAAATAGCTTTTTCTGTTGCCAACTCCGTGAGGACTCTATCGAACGAAGCCTGGGACACTGACTATAAAGCCGTCCTTACGTACACAATCGGGATGTCCTGTAGCAGGAGCCACACAATCAGTCCGTCCTGCCGCCTTAGCGGCAGAAAGAACGAGTGCGCTCACTATATACAGGACTCCGTTCTGCGTATTCGGAAGTCCGACTATGTCGCCAAATGTCACATCACATACCCCATTGCGGTCGAAGTCCGTAAAGCTATTGCTTACACGGGCAACACCTGCAGACGGGAACTGAGTCCCGTCATTCAGTGTTATGCAATGAGGTGTAAGATTAACAAATGTTGTCATAATCCTACTCTAACAGGTTATCTGTTAATTTATCACACACTTTGATAGTATGTGTATTCTCATTCTTCAGGATCCATTTGAATCCCTCAGAATTGTAATCAAGACAGGCTATACTTAGCCTGTCTGTTATCATTATAATTGCTCCCTCTTCAGGAAGTCCGCATCCCTTTAACAGTCTCGGAAGGTCTTCGAGACTGTTGTACATAATGCCAAACAGGGGTTCTTTTGTAGGCATATCCATATGATATACCCTTGCGAAAAAGAGGTCTTTTTTCATGTTTTTGTTTTTTTTGTTTATTCACAGACGCAGAGCCATTATTAACTCAATTTTAAATTGAGGATAATAGTTTCTCTCTGCGTTTCGTCCAGTCTCATCAGTATGAATTTTAACGTCTCCTGGATGACGAAACTGGTTTTTACCCCAGTCAGGTAGTCTATCAAGTTCATTAAGCCGTATAACCAGATATGTTTTACTCTTTCTTATATAGACATCAAAAGAACATATCTGAGGCAAATACATTTGTAAATAACTTAAAAATGAGCTTTGTAGTCTATCATGCTCTAACTTAGTACACGTTCTATCCCATGCACGAGAAGAGATATTAAAGCAATCTCCTCGCTTTTGTAGAGTCCTTTATCACTTACTATCTCCTCTACTAATTTTCACAGGTATTTGTGAATAACCTCTAGAATACATCCTGTTAAAAACTCTTCTTTATAAAGAGAAAAAAAATCATCTATTCTAGTGATGTTTTTTTTGCTTTTTTATACCATATTATTAAGCAGTTTTACATCATGCTTAGGATGTTGGTTATTTACTTAGGGCAGCTATTACTCGCTGTCCCAATTCTCTACTCTTCTTGGTATTGAAGGATATATCCTTCTTATACCAAGAAATAAATCCAGCGAGATCACCACGGGATACAAAGGAGGCATAAGCCTCCATTCCGGCACTGCCGGATGTCTGGCCTATTGCGGCCAGTAAATCCTTGTCTGTCATATTATATTATTTTAATTGTTTCTAAAAAACTCCGCGATATATCACTACATGACGGAGAACAATGATTATGAGTTCCCATACCGAATATTCTCTACGTCGATATGGGATAATATAATAATGTACGCGTACATTATTATATAGGGAAAACCTTTTCAACCCTATACTTATTACCAACTCTCGTTAAGAGAAAGTAACCTATACACTTATATTGAAAAGGTTGAATAATGTGATACCTCCTAGGGCCACTCTGAATGACCCATGGAGATATCACTCTTCCCTTGATCGTAATCACACGAAATCAAAGGAAAATACAGACTGTTTTCTTGTCTGGCCAGGATTATTGAAATCCCGGGCATCCACAACAGTTACGCCAGACACCTTAAATTTCTTGCCCTCTAATAGGGTAAGACCGTCCTTCCATGTTGCAACCGCCTGAATGGCATCCACAACAGTTCCAGAAGCCTTAATTATATTACCGGTACGTGTCATGGTTTCAGGATCATACTCTGCTACAACCCTGGTCAGCTGACCAAGATATAATACAGTAGTACTGTTTTCAATAACCTTACCGTCCTTGTCTGTGCGGTCTACATAGACAAAATCGGCCTTATTCGTACCAATAGGACGCTCATAAATCTGGTTCTCAGTCAATATGAGAACATCGCCTACCTCTGGATTGTCCAGATCGATAGAACGAACGGACTTCTTACTAGCGTCATTTACCGGCTTGACACCATCGGCCTTTGCTCTGGCCTTTAAAACTTCAATCTTGCTTGACATTTTAATACATGTTTTAAATTAATCTATTGAGAGAATTTGTGATACTTATACACCGGGCCTCTCCTCGCCCAAATAAAGGTCGCTGGTTATACAATGACTATGTGAAACTATCTCTCCCTCTCCAATCCTCATGTAATAAAAAAAATAGGAAGAACCGCCCGTAGGCAGCTCTTCCTTTAAGATTAGAACGAGAACTCTATAGTATAGTCCTCGCCTAGCTTCTCGTACCAGCCTAAAACTGGTGCGAGAGACTTTAACATCCTCAGGAACTTGTCCTGAGATTCCGACACCATGGCCACCCAAATTCTCAGGGTCTGGGCGGCCTGTTTAAAGGTAAGCCGCCGGCTTTCACCGACGACTTTCTTTAACGCATAGGAGTCCTCGCTCTTAAATGGGAGAATGTTATCCCGTGAGGCAAAACAACGAAATTTTGCCATATCTTTTTTTTAAAATTTAAGCAGTTTATCGTCATGCTTAGGACGCGGAGCCCTTTTAGGCGGCTCCATTCTCCTCCAGTTTGGCCTTGACCTGCTCGGCCACGGCCTTCAAATTATCGTATTCGGCCTGGTCATCGACCAGGTCGGCATCGACCAGGGTGGTCACGTAGGTGCGACCGTCGCTCGACACCGTCGGGAATTCATCCCGACGGACAATAAAGACTTTGCCCTTATATAGGGCAATAGTCTTTTCCAAAGCCTCCCAGTCGTTCTGGGAGGTTCTGACGGCCTCCTGGATGTCGTTCCAGAGGTTTTTAAGCCCCTTTTTGAGTCGGTGGATACCACCATCGGTATCCACCTTCAGTTTACGGCACATAGTGGGCCACAGCGGGCCCAAATTTGTGAGGTAGACGGCACGGGGATCTCCCCACTTGCCGTCCTTTCCTTTTATCTTGGCGGAGATCACCCGGGCCAAGATAAACCTGGCATCTTCCTGCCAGGGCGACATCGTCAACTCGTTGCTCTCAATCTTGTCAACATTGTAGTTTACGATAATCTTTTGTGTTGCCATAATCGGAATTATTAAAGTTAGCTACAGTCTTTCCTGTTACCGGTACGTCAGACGGAATACTCACCGTCGGTAGCACTACACGTGCCGTGGGATCTCATAAGCGGAGATACCTTACGCTGCGCCCAGACCTTCAGGTACGCACCTGGCTTACAAGACCAGGAATTACGGATAACGTGGCTCCGTTAACGCCGAGTTTAACGCCGTTGGGTAGGCGAGACGCAGTTCGTATTCTTCGTCCAATAAATTGTCACTGCAACAAAGTAACTATGTGAAACTTTTCTCTCAGCGGAATGAATCACCAAATTGATTTTCCTATGTGAACCTAGGGGGGATGAAATCACCCCGTGTACTTTCTCTCCGGTATATATTATATTTTTTCATCAAAGTATTTTTGGACTCCCCGCTATTACCGGGGGGGCTTTAAAAATGTACCCATATTTTTTTTCGGCCAGCCTGTTAAGTATAGTTACGTAAGTATAGTAAGTATAGTTAGTTGGTATCTCTCGGATTTCTTTGGTATTTGTCGGATCTCTTTGGTATCTCTCGGATTATTATAGTATCTCTCGGATTTATTTTGTAAAATAAAAAAAATATTTTGATATTTGAAATGGTTTTACCACGAGGTCTTTAATTATAGACACTTATTAAGTATAGTGCTTCTGAGTTGATTTCAGCTCAGAAGTAGTATAGATAGGTGAAAATATGTGCGCACTTTATGAAAGTATATGCGCATTTTTTTATTTTGATTTTACAAATTTTTTCATTATATTTAATATAAATAGATGCAAATATGATACAATCGTTTTTTTTATTTTAAGTCCCTTTAAGTATATTTCTACATAAGTATATATTAAGTATATATAGTTATCACATTTGTCATATCATTGTATCAGATTTGGCAGAAGGGTGTATTAAATTTGGCAGGTGATTGTATCAAATTTGGCAGAAGGTATAATTAAATTTTTTATATGGAGAGTAATAAATCACATGTACAATTGCCGAACGATATGGGCTTACCTCCAGGCGATCAGCTTATTTATTTGATTTTAAGAAATCACGACAAGGGGAATGGTTGCTGGCCATCTTTAAGAAAAATTTGCAAGGAGTCTGGAGCTTCGGTAAATACGGTTCGATCATCATTAAAAAGACTTGAAGAGTCTGGATGGATAAAAATTATCAAAGACGGAAGATTACATAGGTATGTTTTTAAGAAATATACAAAATTTGAACCATTTAGTAAAGAGTTTTTGATGAACGAAAATTTGTCGTTTACAGAAAAAGCGTATTTAGCGGCGTCTCAAAAATGGATGTTTAAAGACATAGAGAATATAGGGAAGATTTCAATGTCAAACAAAACCCTATCAGATAAAATTCACATTTCAGAAAGAAACATTTATAGAATGAATAAGAGTTTAGTTAACAAGAATTATTTAACAATATTAAAGAACGAGTCAAAGGATTTAGAGTCTGGTTGTTTGACAGATACGAAAATTTTTAAATTAGCAGAATTAGGGCAAGCAATCATTTGGACTTTGAAAGATCATCAAGAAAGCATTGATGAATTGAAGAATAAATATAGTGATATGGAGAATAAATTAGAATCCCAGCAGAAGCTCATAGAAGCTCTTCTACGGGCACAAAATATTGAGCCTGATAAGTTTATTGTCTGATTAAAAATAACGCGATATACGAAAAATTTATAAATAATTTAATATAGAAAAAGCCGGTCAGAACTAACTGATCGGCTTTTATTGTATATATACAAAAATAGGGAAAGATTATTCATCCTTCCCTTTCTTGAATTCTTCTAAAGTATTTACCAGCTCTTCTATTTGATTTTGGTTTGTATGGTCTTTTACGGATAATATATTAAGATAATCCTCGAAATTTATATACCATTGTTTATCGGTTAACCCCAGTTTTTCAGCTTCTTCTACAAGTCTTGTAGCCATTTGTATTACTACTTGGGCTGCGGTATATAATCTATTATTATCATTTGGGAATATTCCTTTTTCCAATTTCCTCATTAATTCTGTCTTTTGTACATTTCTCATATCCTTCATATTTCTTATCATATATTGAAACGATACTACGCCCTTCTTTATTTATATAGTAGTATTTTATTATTCCATTATCTTCATTGTCATTAGTTTTTTCTTTTAGATTATCTTTTATCCATTTATCAAGATCTGCTTCTGTACCGGATTCTTTTTTATATAGTATTTCCGGATTGGATTTTAATTTAGAAAGTTTCTTTTCTAAATTTGTTGTTTTCAATATTTTCCCATTTAATTTATATACTGCTATCATAGTTGAAGCGCCAGGACTCGAACCCGGACTAATTGATTTAGAGTCAACTTTGCTTACCAATTACAACACGCTTCATTATTAGGTAGTTTTAAATCATGCCTAGGATTTAAATTAATTATCAATCTAAGATTGCATTACAAAGACCAATTGCGTCATTGTATCTTTCAACTTTTCCTTTAAGTATTTTCTTTAGTTTTATCGTAGCGGCGTAAATCATTTCCTCCACTGCGTCAGCCTCATCTGTAGAATACTTATCAAGATCAAGGAGTTTGTTGAAAGTATCAAGGTCAACCACTGTACTCAGGTCATTAAGGTAGTCCCTGAATGTATCCGAGTCAAGAACGTCAACAACGTCCTTGTATGCCTGTACTGATTCCTTTGTAAGAGAGTCATCAAACTCTACGTCTGTCCAGTTATCAACAGAGGCATTGGATGAGATTGTGACATTGCCGTCGTTGTCCTTTTCTATATTGAGGTTTTTAAGAAGCTCCTCAAACAGCTTTTCCATAATTTCTTTTTCCATAATCATTAACTTTAATATTATACTCAAATATAATTAAAAATATTTAAATATCAAAGTTAATAAATGTTAATATTTTAACTAAACAGTCCTATTATTTCAGTATCAGTTATTGAGTCAGAGGTATTTAATTTTGTGTCCAGATCAGTTTTATCTGCTTTTTGAGTCAAATTATAGGTAGTGCCATTTGCTAAAAAACATACATCCTAATATTCTTCTATACTGGAATTACTAAGTGGGTATTCATTGTCAATAATTTGTATACCACATTCATTTATTAATAATGCTTGTTCAGTGCTTTGGTCTCTTATCAAGAGTCCTGTCATATAATTTTGGCTAAAATTCTAGCTATCAAATACTATTCCAAAACAACGACATGTATTCTAATCATCTGTGGTATCGTCAAACTCATTAGTATATATACGTCTATAACTAAATGTGTCAGTAATTGAATATAGAGATGATTTCATACAATCTGACTAAATATCGGAAATTGACCAAAGCTCTCCATTAGAGATGTATAATTTAGGGTCGAGTACATTATTACTTTTTATAGAATTTACTCTTAAAGTTTCAATACCCCCCCCTAATAGGTTAACTAAGAGCTTTTGCTATCATATCCAACAAAAGCGCCTTTTGCCCAATTGATTACTTTCTAAAGTCCTGGTAAGTCTAAATATTTTGCCATGGTTATTTATTATTATTTATTTGTTGTAATGCTATATCTGTAAGTCCTGCCTCATAAGGAGCTATCTGCATTGCTCTATCTATTGCAACGTCATATGGATGTGCGGATGAACGATATATATATGATGTACCAGTGTTCACACTCCGTGCTGCATTGTTTCCCCATCTCATTCCTGAAACTTTGACACCTTCGTTAACTGCTCTCTCCATTGATCTTCTGCCGAATGATTGTGCTGCCTGTCCGTCAAAAGTTCTAAGTGAGTTTTGTGCCCATGGAGTGAGTTCTCCACTAGGAGTAAGCGCTTTTTTAGGAAGATATGCTGATTTCGCCGACATACTTGCGATCTTCGGCGCAAATCTAGTTCCTAAGTAATCTATTGCTTTGGAAAGCCCTGGAGCACCGAGTGTAGCATATGCATCAACTCCTCTCAGTAAGAGATTTCCAATATTGCCTTTTGCGAGATCTTTTGCATAACCAAATGGATTAAATCCAGATTTCGCTATATATGGAGTATATTCGGTTCCGGTCATTTTATCAATTAAATATGAAACTCCATTTGCTATTGCATTTGTAGGTAATATAGCATCAACGAAATCAGCGGCATCCCAGTTTCCAACCTTTTGGTCTGCTAACTAAGAAACTTCACTATTTGTCTTTGGTCTTTCGGCCTATCCGTCATCTCCCGGTTTTCCAATTGTTATTGTTGTTTTCGGGTTTGTACCGGCCTTTCCTCTGTCTGTTCCTATTGTAATCTATATTTGGTCGTTTGGAAGATCGGGCTATGCATATCCTAAATTAGGATTGTACTCTGCTCCTCTAGCACCGACAGGGCCAGAGTTTGAATTTCCAGTAAACTTTACCCATTTAACCTTTCCGTCTTTGTCTTTTGCATACTGACCTGCATTTCCGTTTTCCCATCCCTATGATAAATCTGTCTATACATTATGGCTTCCAGAAGCGGTTATATTGTCAATAGTGTTATTCCACCACTGTTCTTTTGTTTCTCCTCGCTTCTAAGTTGTATACCATTTTCCATTAAAATAAAAATATCTCTGTTTTGCTGCTCTGGCTTTATTAAATGCCTATATCTATCTGCTTGCTATTCTCTTTTTTGCTTGTGGGGAAAGCTTTGCCGTTACTTCTACCTGTGGCAAATTAATTGTTCTAGTACTCATTTTTTGTTTTTCCAAATATTTGTCACACTATCAATACCAAGTAATCCCATACAGCACCATAATATCGTTTCTGTGACCACTGGTGCCTATGTCTGGGTAATTGCACAGTATATGGCAATTGAAAGACATACAATCCATCCTGTTAAGCCGCATACACGTTTGCTTGATATCCCAGTATGTGCAGTTATTAATTTAATTATTAGATCTTTCATTTAATAATACCTTTCAGTATATCCTAATTTAGTTAAATATTTAATCCAGTTATATCTTTTTCTATTTTTCAAATACTCTAAATTCTATTCATTCTTATACGCTTCCTGTTCGAATGATATAGATCTATATATCTTATGTGAATCTGGTAGTGACATCTTAAAGAAAGGGATAAACCATCTTATTGTATATTCTATTATATATATAATATAAAAAGGTATATATAATAATTCCTTCATTTGTTCTGTGTGGATTTTCTCATGGTTTGTATCTATTTCCGATAATTTCTTTCTTGCGAACAATATTCCAAAAAGATTTATTGCGAGAAATCCTTTAAACGGTATTATTTTATTGATTATTATTTTCATTGGCTAAAAGTGAAGCCCCTGCTATTGTGGGAACTGTTAATCTAAAAATATTTGAATCTTTCCAATTTCTCGGAATACGTAAATCATATGGGAGGATATGTTTTGCATTTTGTTTATTAAAATCAGGTAATACAAAATATGAATATAGAGGGTGCTCTTCTCTCAGAGAATTTACTTCCGTTATTCCGTTTTCTCCAATTCTATCAGACTTTAATAACCCCTATTGATTTTTCTGTGCATCGTCCAACATATTTTTGTAATGTTCTTTTACTGCCTGTCTAGTTCCTAACCATGGACTCTCTTCTAAAACGCTGTCATCACCGATAGTATCAACTATTCTTTGCTTTTGATTATTCCATTTGTATCTGGTAGTTTTCAATGTAGGCTATCTAACAAGAAATTCGTCATTTAAAACGCTTATTTCTCTTGAAGCATTGCGCATTGCCGGTGTTCTAACTATAAAAGCATTTAAATCGTTTGGGTTTTCTGGTGTTGATATGGCTTTTATAAATCCGGTATGCCATCCTATTGACTTGTAACTATCAGAAGGCCCAAGCTTAAAAAACATTTGATATCCCTTTTGCTTATTAAGATTGGTCGCAGTTCCGCCTCCTCTCCACTACCATTCAGAGGAAATAGGGTTAAACGACCAACCCTATTTCCTCTGAATGGTAGTGGAGAGGAG